AGGTAGCATTAAGTCCTGATTCCTTAAGGGCGATAGCGTCAAAAGCACCTTCTGTGATGAAGAGTGGATCGGTACTCTCTGCGTCGTAGGGGAGGAGGACATGGGAGGACTTGACACCTGCTTCGGAGGGGGGATTGAGATACTTTGGAGTTCTGTCTCCGAGGGCTCTGGCAGTGAAGTAGAAGAGTCCATGCTCATCTTCAAAGGGGATAATGAGTCGGCCCGCGTATCGCCCAGAGTCAGCGTAATAGAACCGAGCAGGGTTAAGCATCCTACCACGGACATAAATATCTGCTGCGCTGTTCTCTTCGATCTGCTTGAATTCTTCATTCTCTAAACTCTTGATTTCAGGGAGGACAATCTTGGCCTCCTCTTGTTCTGGTAGTTGACCGTTCTCGATGCAGTAACTGTAGAAGATCTCCTTGCCACGGTGATAAGGAACACCACGAACGATGGACACAAGTTGGTAAAAATTACCAGTCTCACCACTCTTGAAGCATTGCCACAGGCCAGTCTCAAGGTTGACGGACATGTGACGCTTGTAGTCAGAGGTGTCGATTACGGAGTTACAAACCCACTCACGACCACCGCTCTGTAAGCGCCCTTCCTTGATGTTGCTCTGTACCCAGTCCCGTATCATTTCTTGCGTCTTGGTCTTGTCTTACACTCATCGAGCCGTCCCTTGACGATCTCTGGATCATTATAGAGTGGGCAGATGGATTTGTAAGAACACCAGTTGCAAAAATCGTTCTTCTGGGGATAAAGGTCATCGGACTTACACTTGCGGATAGTCCAGACATCATCCACTACAGCTTTAATATGCTGTCGAATGGTAGCTTCAGTGTAGGTAGCCGCGACGACATTGTTACTAAGAGGGTAATAGTGTGCGAAGGTAATTTTTGTAATAGGCACTCCCGTAAGTCGGTGAACTGCGTAGACATAAGATTTACCTTGCGGATCGTTGAATAGCTCGAACTTGGTTTTCTCTCGCCTTGATGTCTTATAATCCACAACCAGAATATCGCCTGTTGGGGCTTTGATAATCCGGTCAATATATCCTTCATGTTTGATTCCATCTGCCACCTCCTCTACGAAGTGATGCTCAACAATAGACTCCTTTGGAAGCTGGGCGTTGAACCGAAGGAAGTTCTTGAAGCACTTCTCTATGTCCTTATTATACTTCTCTGGGAACTTATACTTATCTTTTATTTCATTAGCCTTTGCCCAAAGCTGGTCAATAGTGGTTGCGTTGACACTATGTTCAAAGACTTCGTGTATAAAAGATCCAAAGTGTAAGGCACCTGTGTTCCCAGGATCAGTGTCTTCGTAACGGTTCACATAGTTATATTTATACTTGAGCCTACACTGACGGAAAGTTTCTCGTTTCGAGTTGCTGATAGTATCACAAAACATCACATCACCAGCGGATAGTAGATCTCAATCTCAATAGCCTCAAAGAAGTCCTGAACTTGTTCGTCAGCATACTTACACTTCTTGGTCATATAGTGATACAGGCTTTTCTTTTTTAAAGGTTTCTTGTCAGAAACAGTCTTCAATAGCTTATACTGAAACTTCTTAATAAATGCAGTAGAGAACCTATATCTCCATTTATCAACAAACTTATCACTAAATGTATAATCTAGTAAATCTATAAACTCTAGAATTTCATAACTTTCTATACTCATCAAGATTAGTAAATATTTATATATTATACCCTGACATGCCCAAGTATTCAAAAAAATCTTCTAACTTTCTGGAGCAGGAACAGAGCAAGCTTAAACAGGCTAAGGAACTTACTGATCTTGAGCTAGACCTTACCCAGAAAAAGGTGCCTTCAGTAAACAACCTATTACCGGGGGACATGTTAAGTTTTTCTTATAATGGATCACCATTTATGGTTTTAGCTGTATCTAATCAGAGAACAGGTGCATCTAGAACAATATTTACAAATACAAGAACTAAGAACAAACTTTTCTCTTGCTTTGTAGTTGATCACCTATCTAGTGAATCTTTAAGGGTTCTGCTTTCTTCTCTAGATAAATATAAGGATTACACTAAGATAGCCTCGTACAAGTACATCACCAGCTTGTTTGGATTGATCTTAGGTAAGGACAAATACAGGACATTTATATCGACAGGTAAGATGTCTAACCTTAACAGAATCATTCTACAGGAGAAAAAATAATGGCACTTCCCGCTTTAGCAGCAGCAATGGGACCAGCCCTTGCAAGAATAGGAGGAGCAGCAGCAATAACTAGCTTAACAGGCGCATTAGCTAAGTTAAGTATAGCTATAGGAGCGTTCGAGGTAATATTTGAATCAGTAGGTGAAGACTTTAAGGAAGCCTTATCCAAAGTAACAGAAGTAGACCAGAGACTTGCTGTAATTAACTCAGACTTTTCTGAATTACTAGAAAAGAACACAGAAGGATTAAAGGATACTACAGGTGGGTTAGCGCAAGCTTCTAGAGCCTTAACAGAACTTAGGATTCGAGGCTTCGATAAGAACAATAAAAATATAGTAGATCTTGCCACTAGACTAAAGATGTCAGGTCAGAATACCGAGGCTTTCTTTAGCCTAGCTGAGAGGCTAATTAGTATAGGTGGTTTAACAGAAGGTGCGGTAGATAGGCTGGCTGGAAATATTAGAGATTACTCCGCTGCTTTCGGCACAAGTGCTGATTCACTTATTTCTGCTGTAGATAAGCTTTCATCAAACCTTGCTGATCTTACTATTACGGGAGGAGTCGAGGCTGTTTCTGAAGGTGTGGCAAAATTAACTGCTGTAGCAGGACCCGAAGCATCTGACATCATAGGAAGGGCTTTCCAAAAGCTAACCTCTCTAGATGTAGACTTAGGACAAATTTCTAGATTAGGTTTAGTAGATGCTTTAGATAGATTTACTAGAGGAGTCGGAGATCCTGCCGAAAATGCCGCAGAGATTTTAAACATAGCGTCTCAGAATGTTACTCAAATTTTAGGTGAGCAAGGAGAGCTAAATAGAATTTCGGCTCAAGCACTGCGAGGAACTGTAGGAGATTTAGGTGTTGAACTTCGTTTAGCACAGGAAGCATATTTGAAAGGTCTTGAGAATGCTTCTAACGGAGTCTCCTTAGAAGATAGAATATCTGAGCTTTTTGGTGTATTCAAGGAAAGATTATTAGCACCTTTTAATTCAATAATTGCTGAATTGCAACCTTCTTTTGAATTTATGATAAAAGGGATTGCGGTACTAGGTACATCCGTTCTTAATTTTGTATCAGCCTTTGGCCCTATAATTGCCGCAGTGTCGAGAATAATAGGTTTTGTTGCTGGTGCCATTGGATTTATAGCAAATCTAGTTTCAACAGTAGTAGACTTAATAGTAGGTTCTGTAGGATGGTTGTTTGGATTCGGGGATGGTCCTAAGGTAAAAGATTATGTCAAGGCCATGGACACTACATTAGGCATTTCTCAGAGCACACTTAATCAGCAAAGAGAAATTAGCCAATCTCAGTTACGGATGGTTTCTATCTCAGACCAAAACAATAAACTCCTAGAGTCGATGAATTACTACGGTGTCAGAGACTCTCATAATTTAGAGAGAATAGGAACGGCAAGCGAAAGTAGTGAAAGGCGAGCATTGATGGAGAGAATAACCAATGCAGCCCAAATAACAGAGTTCACAAGACAAAATCTAACCGTAGTTGATCGCTTATCGAGAAGTGTTGAATTACAAGGAATGTTAGATTTAATTAGTGTTACAGAAGATGTCGCTGAATTTACAAGAGCAACCGCAGGTTACGCTAGAAAGTCTGTACCTAAACCACCCGCCCCAGGAGCGGCTTACTCCCAAATGCGATGATAACTATCCCTTCAAGCCCAGTAACCCCTATCGTTGATCGACAGCTAGAGAATAGATCTAAATTAATATTCTCATTTAAGAAGTCCACAGGGGGAGGAACTCATCCACCTAAAACACTTCATTTTGCAGAGAATATTGATGTAAAAGAATCCACAAGGGCCAACTATTCAGAGTATACTCCACTAGGGAATAATGGTTCTGTGTTTGCTTATTTAGGATCTCAGTCTAGAGAGATATCATTAAACTTTTCAATAACACTACAGAACATTATGATGCATACTTTGATCAAGCCTCCTACGCAAAAAGCTGCATCAAAAATTACAAAGGAATCCTACAGCTTAGTAAAAAAAACATTAAAAGGAGATGTAGTAGTACCTCCTTCAAACGATAAAAAATTAGTTGAGAAGTTTATTAATAGTTTTATTACCAACATTAAATCAGATCCTAATGATGTAAGTCTATATGCCGCTATATCAGAGGCTGGTTCAACTAAGGCAATAGAATCTTTTTATAAGGATGATATTTTCTCAAATACCAGACTAACTGCAATCATGAAAGTTATGTTCTGGATAAACCTAATAAGATGCAGTGTAATGACAAACTCATTAAGACCTTCTTTAGGCCCTCCAATAATAACTTTAGTTCATGGCATATTGTATGATCATGTTCCATGCATAGCAATAGATTACAGTATTAGTTATGATGAGCAGGCTGGTTTCGATGAAACCACCTTACTTCCTAGGAGACTAAAGGTGAGTCTTAAACTAAGAGAAGTTAGGCTTAGAGGTGATAGTTTTAATCCTAACAATCAAGAGACAAAGCATATGATGCCTGGATACGAATCTTTTATTGAAAACGGTTTCGGTACTTTAGATCCTACTAATTCAGCATTCAATACAAAGGATATAGGTAGCAAATGATATACAATAAATCAAGATATAAGTTTGGTGTTAATACTGTCAAACATAAAGGTAAGGACATCACCACCTCTGTTGGTTCAGAGATGGACAATCTTATAGAGAATATAGAATCCTTGTATAATTTTGAATATGGAAGAATACCTTCTGAACACGATTCAAGACCAGACCTAACATCTTATATTTTCTATCAGACTGTAGGATACTGGTGGATGTTAATGCAGTATAATAATATTACAGACCCTTTTGAAGGTTTCGCCGCAGGAAATATCATTAAAATACCTAAACTATAATGAACAGTTCTAACTCACTTTCTGAAAATAGCAGAACCCTTCAAGCCGTAGGGGTAGAGTCTCCGTTTGTTATATTGTCTAATAATCCTGATAACTTAGAAGACGGTCTTATCTTATCTCAAAGACAAGGAACTCTTATATCTTATACAGAGGATTTGAATCCTGAGAATGGAAACTATGAGATACTACTTGAGTTAATTGATCCAGACGGCCTATTTATATCAAAGGTTTTTAGTTTCCATCACCAGCATATAAGAGAGTTTTTCAGATCTATAAATGGGAGTACTCTTTTAAAAGATGAAGTTTTTATTAGAACCTTTCGTGAGGAATTAGAAAAACTGTTTAAAACACAAAAGGTTTCATACAAGCCGGGGTTTTGGGGGTGGCTTCGAGGTATATCAGAAGACGACATAATAACACCTTCAGATAATCCATATGATGAGTATTCATTGGATCAGGTTCCTACTGAGCTTCTTTCAAGAGCAACTAGCGTAGCATCTGAAAAAGCGTATAGAAACCTGTCAAAAGAAGCAGCATCTACAGAGTCTTTCGTAGAACTACAAGACGCGCTATACCAGCTTGGACATCACCCAAAGCTTTTCATTAAAGTTGGAACTGAAAGTGAAGATAACCAATCAGGAGTGCGTCAAGTATTAATAACCGGATTACAAATTAGTCATGACTCAGGAAGAGATCAAGTAGTGACAGTAAAATTAGGGCCGTTCCAAGCGCCTTCGGAGAGCGCAGATTTCTTACCACCATTGCCTACTCAAACAAATCAAGAAGAGGGGAACATAACTTTATTTCCAACAAGTAATACAAATCCTTATAGAATACTTGATGGCATTTTTAAAAACAAAGGACAGTATCAAGGTCTTAGGCAAGCGCAACTTCCTTTAGATGAATTAATAGAAGACAATAGCAGAGGCTTAGTGTCGATCATTGAGTGTTTACTTCAGGAATACTTAGCAGATGAGCATACACTTCCTTTGATTTTTATAAATCCAGTCCTTGATGCGAAGATAAGAAAAACCATAGATCCAGAGAACAAAGGTCTATTCAATCCAGGAGTTATAACTAACTTAGGAAGATTTTTGAGGGAGTGTGGTTTAGAAATTTTAGTTAAACAGGATGTTTTAACGAAGGCAGTAGTTGAGAGGGGTGATGTTTTTGAGACAACTGATGTTGTAGACGATCCTGAGTTTAAAATAGATCCTGAGGATAATGTCCTTCGAGCACAAAAGCTAAGGTTTTCTTGGGATTTAAAAATTAGAGTAGACGATAATTCTAGTAAGATAGAGACAGCTAAAAAAATACTCAAGAGGCTATACAAAAAATTCAGTGTAACTCCTAATGATATATCACATGGATATGTTAATGATATAACACATAAAAAAATGATAATCAGGAAATTGTTTTTTTATGGAAATAGGGATACTCTATCTTTTTATAACATTAGAAATCCTCAAAAGATTAAAAGAACAAACTCCATAAACCAATTTTATTATGCAAATAAGTATGTCCGTAAGACTACTAAATTTGGAGTGACAAATACATTCAGAGCAAACAACATCGGAATTTTAGAAGATACTGAAGTTACTAGAGGGGATTTCCCAGACCTTCTTATTATGGGTGATGATTTCTTTATTAGATCTTTAATATTTCCAAACGATCCAGGTTTTGCAGACGGTGCATTTAAAAAATATACTGAAAAGTTAACAGAACTAGGGATATCGAATATAAGAGAGGTTTACTGTAACGCTAGTAACTTTACAGGATCTGTTGGAAAAGATAATTACACTTACCTTTCTTATCTAAAAGACTACAGTGAGAATATTTATAAAGTTGATAAGGTAGGTACTAGAGGGTACAGGGATATACCTGATGAGCTTGCATATTTCATAACTGATATAGAGGCGCAAGCTGCATCTAAATTACCTGTGTTTACTGCAAACAAGAAAAACTCAAATGTCATATCTGTAACTTCTAAGGAACAGGGTATAGCATTCGCTGAGTTTACTAAGTTCTTTACATTAACAAAGAAGGAAGGTATGACTACCCTGTTTAAGGCACTAACTCCTAGAAGAAAAGGGGACACCTATAACTTTGATCTATCAGAGGATAAGATAGAATCCATTTCTAAAAAAGTTCTTCTTAATACTTATACTAATATCTCCATGATAAGACTTATAGAATCTTTAACTAACAAAGATGTGATGTCTGAAGACACTGAAGAGTCTAAAAACTTAAAAGATTATTACAAGAAGTTTATAACTGAACTTAGAGATTCATATTTAGTTAGAACTAAAAAACTGGATGAGGATTCCGTTATCAATTATCTTACATATTTAGACAGTATGGCTCAACATGCAAGATCAATAGTAATAAAGGTTCCTTCACAATTTTGGATAACGGGTCTTGATAAGATGAGACTACCTGTTCTATTTTTTCATGAAAATCCATACATATCAAGTTCTGTGAGTCCCTTCTCTAAAAGAAGCCCCCTTTCAGGTATTTATGAAATATTAGGATACAAACATACAATAACTGACTCAGAGTGTTATACGGAGTTAGTTCTTCAAAGAAATGTTGTTTCTGACACCTATAATCTAGGTGCGGTTATACCAGAGGAATAAATGAAACTTTTTACAGCGATAGTTACTAATGTTATGGACCCTTTCGATCCTACGATTATTTATTGTAGGATTATAGGGTCTGATATGGAAAGTGATGATGGCATACCCGTGCTTTATACTTCTCCATTTTCTAGAAATAACGCTCTCGGATCAGGAGGGGGATTAACTGCGTATCCTTCTAGGGGTGATCTTGTTTTAATAGCTCAAGCCTCTAATGATGCGTCTTACTTTTATATGTCAACAGTTACCGCCATAGGTAGACAAGACCTTGAAGAGGGTTTAGATAATTACCCTTCCGATGAGAAGCTATCGACAATGGATACTGCAAAAAGAACTATATCTCTAAAAGATAATATAGGTGGTGTAGTCGAACTAGTTGATAAGTCTACAGATAGTTTAAGAAGGTCTTATGTTAAAATTTCAGACGGACCTGATGCAATCACATTAAACAGGCAGTATCAAAACGAGTCTATTCACCTAAGGACAAGGGGTGGGGACACTCAGATACGCATGAACGGCCCTAGGAAGTTCTCTGGCGTTGATCACGGCCCAGGGTCACTATTAGTACAGGGTGAGAGAAACACCGTCCTAAAGACCAAGAAGGGCAATATAAAACTAGAGGCTGCTGCTGAAGCTAGGTCTATAAAGATAACTAATTACGCACAGTTCATAGGCGCTAATGTTTCTAATGCTACTGACCCATTCTCGGGTCAGATTACTATGGAATCTCTTTACAATCAAATATGCTTGAGGACTTATGGTTATGGTCCATTTGCTAATCCCAATAACGGCATATTTTTACAAGCTGGTCTAGCACCCGCATCTCTAGTGCCAGCGTCCTTACCTTCAGGGGGCATAGTTCAAACACACGGAGCATGGACAAACAACATGCTTTGCGGAGAGGGCGTGGCATTTGGTATTAGCATGAATAATGTTAATAAAACTATGACAATACAAGCTCCAGCAGGAATTGCCATAAATACTGGAGGCATAGTATCTATAAATGGACTGACTGTTAATTTACAGGATCCTTTAAACATCTATCCTGCAACAAATCCAGGCGCAGGATTACCAGTCGCACCAAGACCTACAAACCTAGACGCACAACCACCTGTACCAGGAGCATAAAATGGCATCAAACCCTAACATATTCGGAGAGAGTTTTCCCATAGGCACAGGATCAATTCCTACTTTTGGAGTTCCTTCATGTATGCTTGAGCTAGGACTTGACGCTTTGAGGTTATTACCTGGAGACGCCTTAGCCACCATAATGATGAGCATGAACGAAGGTGTTCTTGCTGCTAGATCGGTTATTGCTGACATAAAAGCTGAGATACTTGAGTTTCTAGGTCTTGCTCAAGATGAGAAAGATGGATTAACTTTCTTTAAAATTGATTCCGGCTGGGCTGCATTAGGAGACGCCATAGCTGCGGTAGCAGGAGCTATATCCTTTATAAATGAACTAGCTGCTCAGGCTCAAGCTTTCGCAGATCAAATTCAAGACATAAAGGATTGTCTTAGTGATTACGAAACACATTTAAAAAGACAGAGGGGTAGTGATGCTGCCTTAGCTCCAACTGAGGCTTTGATGGTTATCTATGAAGCTCAGATCTATTCAGCAGAAAAGTTTGTAGAAGATGCCACCGCCTTAATGGCCGACATTGTTCAGGTTCTTAATGAAAGAGAGCAAGGTATAGGCAACCCAGAGGACCTTTTAACGGGCGCTGATGCTGATGTTGAAGTAGGAGATGATGGTATATTTAGATTAACCTACGGTCCTCCAAGAACAACAAAGGGAACCTTCCTTCTTTCTGTAGACGGGTTGTATTATGATTCTCAAAATAGAACTTATGCTTCATCAGGATCCGTTCCAACAATAGAGGATCTTCAATTCGTACCTGATTCTAGTAGATGGAAATTAGATCACTCTCCCAACCTAGGAGGTAAGGGAACTCAGATAACATTAGGAGATCTTAACAGGTATGTTGATACAATATTAGATCCAAATTTAATAGATGACTCATCATATTTAAAAGAGTATTACAATGCGGATCACCTAATTCAGGTATTGGAAGGACATAAAAACTTAACAATTAGTCAGCTAGACTCTCAAAGGGAATCTATAGCAGAGATATATGACACAAGTTCTGCTGTGTATATTAACATGCAGCAACAGATATTCTCTGAAATAGAGTTATTTGATATAAAACTAAGAAAAAGAAAAAAGCAAATAGAACTAGCTGTTAAGGCACCTGATTTATTTGGTGTAAGCTCCATGTTCTCCCCAGGAAATGTACCAGTAAACGACTTCTCGTATTTAAGTGATATAAATTTAAGCATAGAAGTAGAAAAACAGAAGAAGCTAGTTATTGATCAAGGAGATATTAGCGGAGTCGTACTTCCATTTAAGCCTACTTTTGTAACCAGTAAGGCATCTCAAAACGGGGTGGCTGTAGCTCCTATTAAAGTTAATAAAAATATAACAGGATCCTTTGTCGATATAAGCCCTTATTCAGAATCAGACTCTAGCATAGTTCCTGTATTGACATTAAATGATCCTATAGTTACTGACGGTTTAGTTTCAGTTTATAACTTCTTAGAAACAGAGGTGGAGGATACCGGATCTATTAAATACAATGTTACAAATTGCACAGGGGACTCTAGACAGAACTTACAATTAGTTTCAAAGTCTAGGTCTTCTGCATTCCCTAAAGGTTTAGGGATACCTAGGTTCAGTGGTATAGTTAAGTTTGATTCTGATGAAGACTCTTTTATAAGAAGAAGTGAACACGGAACTTATGGAAGACTTCCTCAAACATCAGAAATACAAAACCTCCTTTATAATCCAAAGGGATGCTCTTTTGATTTTTGGCTACATATGCCTAATCTAGCGTCTGGATTAAATTCTTTTGAAGTAAAGGTTTTTGATCAAGGACTCCCTGCCTCTTCACAGATAAGCTCCTTAACTTTAAACAGTGAAACAGCAGCGTGGACTGATTTCAATTTCTTTAAAGCTATACTTTGTAATGAGAATACAGGAGGTCGAGATTTAGGGCAGGACTCTGGGTCAGTTCTTAATAATTTTTCAACGGATGCTGTTAGAGGTATGTTCATAGGATTCACTAGATCTCCTATATTCACCATAGGTGGATTAGATACAGATGCTGATAATGTAAACGACACTTTCCCAAACCCTGCGGGATCAATGAATCCTTTTGAAAACTATGAAGGAATTATTACAGCAGAGGATAGTACTAAAGCTGATAATACATATTTCCTCATAGCCCCTATGCAATCTTTCTCTAAAGAGGGTTGCTCATTTATAAGAAATGAGGATTGCTCACCTAATGAATCGGAATACAGGGGTCTTAAAATCCCTATTACAAAATCAGTAAATGGAGTTTCCTTGACGGACTGTTCATCAGGATTTATGCACATGAGCATTACCTTTAATTTTGAAGACGACACTATTACAGTTTACTTAAACGGTAATGAGCTAGAGTCTTCTTCAGTTTCAAATGTGTTTGGAACTGATAAGGGTAAACCTATAAGTATACCTACCTTTGCAAAGGTGGGAGGAGAAACTTCCAGCTTCAGCTACCCAGGATCCATACCTATTCAAGAAAGTGAGGATTTCTTAAATGGACCTAGGCTTGATCAATTTTTTACTCCTTGGATTGTAGGTGGAGGATGGACTGACGGGTTCCCTCTTAAAGCGGAAGCCTCTAAGGGATCTACAAAAATAATACGGAACCTGAATGAATTAGGAGCTAACTCAATAACCTATGGCCCAGGAGGTTATGAAATAAACCTTTCTTCTATATATGGAGGCTTCTCGGGACCTTCAAACGGTATGTCTAGCGGGTTAGGAGGTCATCTAGGAAGTTTAAAAATATATTCAAAACCTCTATCTAATAATGAGGTAAGCGTTAATTATGACGCTCACAAGACTTTCTTCAGCAACATAAAAACTATAAATGGCTTCTAAACTATATGGATTATTACCGCAGGGACAGGTTCTAAAATCAGTCACATCTCCCATAAGCAAAGAGGTTTATGGGTTTAGGTATCCTGTTGGTAAGGGGGACATTTTATTTAAAAAATCCTCTAACAAAGAACTTCTAAGAGGACAGATTTATCAGTTAATGTTTACTAGCCCAGGGGAGAGAATCTTCCTTCCTAATTTCGGTATTGATCTAAGATCCTATGTTTTTGAGCAGCTTGACGATTCCTTGATAGCGAATTTACAGGATCAAATATCTAGTCAGATAAGGCTTTACATTCCTAATGCAGAGCTTACTTCTATAGATGTTAAATACGACGAAGGCGAGTACTCAGGAATTCCAACATTGATAGTATACATGACCATAAAAGAAAAAGAAACACAGGAAGTTATACCACTGGAGTTTACGACATGACAAACATCCCCTATACATATGCAGCTTCGGATTTCATGAAGTATACATCTTTTAAAGATGATCAAAAAGAATCTTTAATTGATTATACCTCTACAGATTTTTTAAGTCTTAGAGATAGCCTGATAGATTACATAAAAGCTGTTTATCCTTTAGACTATGGGTTATTTGCTGAATCAGATTTGGGTATGATGCTTGTCGAAGTAGTGGCTTACATGGGTTCAGTAATGTCTATGAAGACAGACATGATTGCTCATGAGATGTTTTTAAAGACTGTGAAATCTCCAGCTAACCTAAGAAAGATATTTGAAATCATTGGGGTTAGACTAAGAGGTCCTGGATCAGCAGCAGCCAAAGCTTCTGTAACATCAGAAACCGCTGTAGCAAGTGAAATAACCATACCTGAAGCATCCAGGGTTTTTGAAGCTACTTCTAATCTTGACGGATCTCCAGTTAACTATACTTTATATAAAACCACTAATGGTATAATAGAGGACCCTTCAACTTCTAACGATATAGTTCTATATACATCAGAGTCTGAAGGAGATACAGGATTAGTTTGGGAAAATTTAGTATTAGCTGAAGGTTCTTTATCAATAGATACAGGAGTCTTTTCAGATGTAGATGTTTTAAAACAAATAACTCTTGAAAACGGACCAGTAGTTGATGGAAGTATTCAAGTGTATATTAGCGATGCAGGAGATTATGGAGGGACCTACAGAGAAGTAACCTCTCTTTTGTCTACTTCATCCTCGGACCTTAAAGTATTTCAAGTAGCTTATACCGATGATTTTATAGCTACATTACAGTTCGGAGACGGCATAACTGCTGTAATGCCTCCTACTAATTCCACATATACTATAACTTACAGAGTTGGTGGAGGCCAAAGAGGAAATGCTCCATCTAATTTTATAAATGCATCTATAAACACCCTAGAAGGATCCTCTGTTAATGTAGTTAATACAAACCCTTTAACAGGGGGTCTTGAAGCTGAGACTATTGATCAGGCCAAGAAATATGCCAAGTTTGTTTATAGACAGCAGGATAGGCTGGTATCCTTAGACGATTATCTTACATTCGTTAATAACTATAGAAACTCTTTAGGTCAAGCTTGCAAAGCATCTGTTACTACAAGAAAGGCGTTTAGTTCTTCAAATATCATAGATATCTATCTTCTACAAAAAGCCTCCACAAACCAATTTGAAAAAGCATCCTTGTCTTTTAAGAGAGACTTGCTAGAGGCTATGGAACCAAAGAAGATGCTTACTGATGAGGTTGTTTTAGTAGACGGTCTTATAAGAACTTTAGATTTAGATATAAGACTTACTGTGGATAGGGAATTTGAATCAAGAGAGACCGACATACTTCTAAGAACTTCAAAAACCATTTCAGAGTACTTCAGCGTTGATTCTAGGGAGTTCGCAGAAGTGTTCTCCCCCAGCGACATAACAAGGGAGATATTTACTAATGTTGATGAGGTTAGATTAGCTGAGGTTATGAATTTTAGTGAACCTATAACATTAGAAATAAATGAGATCCTACAGTTAAACAACTTTAATCTAACGGTGAATTATGTCTAAGTATACAAGAAGAAATTATTACGAGGCACTAGATAAGATCATTCCTGAGATTTACAGGGAGGAGGATCTAAAACTATCTACTGAATCTGAGGACCTAGCATCTAAGATTTTATATTACGATGCTGATATGGTCATAAGATTCTTGCCTATTAATAAGCTTCTTTATAAATTCTGTACAGATCCTGTCTATGAGGATGTTCTAGAATTAGGTCCTTGGAACACTACAGACTATTTAGATAGAACCATATACGGCCCTGGGTTAGGTGTTTATCACGGATGGTCTGAAGGTTTAGTAAAGTACTTTATACCACAAAACAAACTAACTTATATAGAACCTCATGAATTTAGCTTAGAGATTCTACAACCTTTAGGATATGAGATTTCAGATTATAGCACCTCATCTGAATTTTATAACTTCGTTAGCGGAACCTTATACCCACAACTGCAACTAGGAGACGGGCACCTAGGATCAGAAACGGAAAGGGAGTTGGTAAGTAATACAGATGGAGCCTTCGGTTCATCATATGTCGATTGCTTAAAGTATCTTTTAAATTCTCTAGGTCTTTTTGCTTTATTAAACTATAACGGAAATACTCCTCCTGCTGACGAGTCTGATTACATAAAAATAATAAGAGGTCTGGTAGCAGAAGTTTTTACAAAAAGGTTTTACATTGAGGAGAGCCCAGTAACATTAGAAGACGCACTGTATGTTATAAAATCTATAAATCAAAGCGTTGGGGGGATTCTACCGTATGCATACAGTAATGAATTCAGAAAGGATGATACGGACCCTTATCTAAGCGGAACACAGTCACTAGATAAATATCTAACCTGGAACTCCATACTTTATGGATTATCTGAAAACGAGCTTTCTGATACTTTTGTAAAAGACTTCTACATTAGTTACTTTGTAGATAAAGATTATGAACTTCCAACAACTCAAGAAGGGCCATTTAAAAGATTTTTAAAGGCTGTTGGATTTTTCATAGGAGATCTTGATAATGAAAGTTTTTCTATAAGCACTTTAAACTCTATAGAGAAGTGTCCTAAAAAATACCTACCATATCTAGCAGATTTCATAGGGTGGAAGTTTTACACTAGCAATGTAGATTCATGGAGAAGACAACTTCGAGACGCAAGGGTCCTCTTACAGAAAAAAGGAACTAAGCAGGGTCTTATTGATTTACTAAAATCAATACTACCAGCCACTGAGATAGATTTCGATAAGTCTTTTTCTGAGTATTACGAGTCTTATATACCTAATCTAATATACTACTTACTAAAAACCGAATCTGATTCTCTACAGTCTTTAGAAACATGGACTATAGATAAGTATTCTGAATACACAGAAGGGGAGTATGATCCAATAAGCTTAGACACCAACATAAAGTTTGTTGTTGATCATATTTTATTAGATGCTGTACACGAATTCCCTGAACTTTTTAATATAAAGGGTTACGCCTTCCAACCTGACAATCCAGCCTTCGTGTTCAACTATAGAGGAAGGGACTTTAATATACCTCCATTTGAAGACGAAAGATTCTATAAAGATTGCGATGTAACCTATGACCTTGTAAGGTTTATAAAAGAAAAATTACTATGCCTAGGTGTTGAAGATACCTACTGTGATGCTTTTGAAGCGTATGTTCTATCTAATACGATAGAGAGGGATTTAGATCCTAAACTATATAACAACGGATTTTTATTTTTAACTAAGACCCTTCATCAAGCACCTAATTACGACAGAATTATTAAAGATTTTCAAAGTAATTTTTACGATTACCTACCAATGTGGAATGGTAAGTCTTCACGATTCTCCTTGGAAGTCTCGTCTGGAAACTTTGATGATAGCTTCTTTACAGCGACGGCTTATTCAAAAGAAGACTTTTTTGATTCTTTAAAGGCAATACAGGACTTTACTCCTGCTAAATCAATACCTAGAATAGATATAAGTTTAAAAGCCCCTGATGTAATTGATCCTTATACAAACACATACCCCAGGATATCATACTCCTTTTTAGATTCTCCAAATCCAAGCGGTGCCTTAGCATCCTTTGAACTTTCCACTCTTAACATGAGGCACCCCTCTTTAGGATTGGTCGGAAGCAGTATTGATCCTGGTTACGAATACGATTCCCGTGGAACTAATAACTACTCATCTTTGCCTGTCTTCAAAAGGGATAGGTTAGGTTTTGGTAGAGAGAGTACGAATGCCGCATGGGTAGATACTAGCACAGTATACAATGTCAGTGGTCCTTATGAAGAGGTGATACCTAGAACTGCTACTAGAAGAAGAGACTTTCAAAAAGTACTTTCCAAAGGACAGTTTTTTAGAAGAGATGGATTTAACTCTCCAACATTTTTAAACACAACTACAGTAGGTAAAGCCTCTACATTAAATTCCTTAGGAGAGTTTAGTTCCTTAGCTGAATTCATACCATTAGGACTTATACCGAGTTCCCAGGAGTACACCGCCGTACCAGACCATAGGAATATTCCTGATGTTTATGATGAATGCCAGGACACAGATTCAAACGATGTTTTTAATGACATAAGAAGTAAATATACTTTTAAGATTAGAGGCGATAGGGACGCTTACAACCCACCTAAGGACTCTTCTTTAATGAATAATCTTGTATTTAAATATAGAGATAATTTAGAAGATGTATACAGCCTCATTTATAAACTTAAAGATAGAGAGATTTCCGAAAAGGCTAGACTTACCGTAGAAAACAATATTCATCTAGCCACCAATATAGACTGGATGAAGGAAATAGAATCTTTAAAAAACAAGCTATGGAATGAAACAAACTACTTGTTAGAAGAAGGCTTTTACAACTTCAAGATGGATGTTTATGAAAGAGTTCCGGCAGAAATAAATAAGACATTTAACTATCTGTATCTTAATGATTATGTTAAGTATGGTAAGGGCCTTGTATCTAATGCTGCGTTAGATGATTACTTGTATGGAGGATCTACTTTAGTTTCTCACATATACGGACCTATATTTTTCAATGGTCTAAATAAGTTAGACGGTTCTTCAGTAGGTAAAGTATCGGCATCTACGGATGATAGGAATAACACCGTATTTGATAGAAACTCCATAACGATAAACAATAAAATAAAATCCATAGATCAGGACTTTGAATTCCTAGCCAGATTCTGTGACACAGACCTTTTAGATAATTACATGCAGGTTGGAGTTGCTCCTGAATCCTACACTCCTTACTTCATAAGCGGTGTAGATATTATAACTTGGAGAAACTCAAATAGCAACAAGATCATGTTATATGATCTTTCTTCTGATGAAGGTTTCTTAGATAAAGACTCTTTGCTTCTAGATGGTAATTTAATTTGTTTAAAGGCCAAAGAGTACCTACCCAGGTTTAGATACACCTTTAACTACAAAGAGGCTGGAGACGAAGATAACTTCCTCAGACCAGAACATAATTATTCTGTTGAGGTTAGCTCATTGTTTCTCGAAGAGGATAGTTTCAAAACGAGTTCAAGGTCTGTGTCTGTATGGATTCATACAGAAGAAGAAACTGATTACTATGGAAGAAAAGTCTTCTGGAACTATATGCCCAATGGACAATGGGAGATGCTTTTTACCAGTTCTCTTCAGGGTCAAGACGGGATATCCTATGTAAGAAACTCCCTCTCTCATATATTTTCTCATCAATCAAAGGACATAGAGTCGTTAGACAATATACGATCTTGCTATGTAGATGATGTAAACAGAGAGGTGTTATACTCTTTAGGTAAGGAAGATCTTATTTCAAATAAGGTGTCGTTTAATACTCTCAATAGAAAAATAAAGATACCTATCGAGTACTATCAGTATAAAAACCAACTTCACAGGAAGGATCAAAAATATGTAATAGAAGTTTTCCCATCTCTGTCACAAGATGATTCTGAATTCTGGGCTTTTAAAGGTATTAGGTGTACCGATGACACGATGAAGAAGAGAGCTTCTATAAGATTTAATCACTCAATACCAGACTACTCATTATCAAAAACAGATACGGACAAAGAGATAGAACTATTCTATCCTGATGGTAATCCTGTTAGTTTAGGTTCTCTTATCTATATTGATAGAGAAGGTTCTTTTTACAAGGATAATATTCCTCTGACAGTATCGGTTTCTAAATCTGGAAAAAGAATTCTGTACAGTAAGCTGTTTGTAGGCTCAGAGGAGTTTCCAACTTCACAGTCTATACAACCAAACGCCACTTCTTTCTTTAGACCTTATGAAGGATACGCAGTCTTTGCAGGGTATACAAAGGACTCCTTTATACAGGATAATCTTGGGGATTTTACATACATAATATCAAAGAATACAATACAGGACTATACTCTACAAAATTATGGAAGTTCTCAAAGTGACATGTTACCAGCACTAAAGGTACAGCTTCCATTCAAGGTGGATTATGGTACTTTTGGCTGTCGGTACGAGGGTCTTAGTGGTACTGCTTTTGATTTTGATAATACGGATGTTTATAACTGGTCAAATCCTGATATAGTAACTCTATCATCAAATATAATTGGACCGTTAAACCTTCCATTAGTAACTTTATCTTCTAATAATATACAAACGGAGTTCTCCCCGGTAACTACTAGAAACAACTATATAAGAAATACCTTATGGTCAGACGAACTTTACAATAACCAACAGTTATCGGTTAATCCAGAGGACCTTGCAAATTATATCTCTGAACCAGATCCAGAAACTTGTACATTCGGATCTACAGATACTTCAGGTTATTTGGATACTACACATCCTTTAGCAGCGATTGATCACTGGAATACCTGGACATTTAACGAAATTCCATACAACTCTAAATATCCTCATTATTTAACTAAAAATATAGTTTATTATGAAGGGCCTAAAGACATAATCTTTACGCTCATTTATAAACCTTCGGAGGAATTACCACAGTTTTCAAAGGTATTTCTTGAATTTGGATTAGGAGGGTTGTCTCCTCAACACTCTCATAATAGGGTATTTGGATTAGAAGTTAATGAAGGAACTTTAAATCAACAGGCGTATTGGTCATTTAAACCACCATTAGGAAGTACAGGAGAACTTAATCATAGGGCGACCTTCCCTTTTAGAAAAAAACCTTATGACCCGACTATACACTTTTTTAATCAGATTAGACCATTTTATTTAAAAGGATACACTGATATTCAAGGATACCCTGATATTCCTGCGGGGTATGGAGGTGTCTATGAATTAAACTCTGAGTACAGGTTGGCTTTTATATCATTAAAACCTAGCGTGTTACAACAGTATTCCCAACTGGAAGATCCGTCCATAGCTAAAGAGGTTGCTTATATAAAATCATCTTTGGGAGCCCCGGCTAAAATAGCAGTAGGTATTGAAAACAACATATTTCAACCAGGAGAAGTCCCAGCATCAATAGATGTGGCGTACATAGGTATACATAAAGACGATACACCTGAGGACTACACATACCCGTTAACATACTTCACTCAACCAGCCTATAGAAATTCAGTAATAGGCGGTAGTGAGCTAGGATCTTTAATTAAAAAAGAAATATCGACTGAAGAGTTAATGGATCCTGATATTCTATTATCATTTTTTAGATTTTATAATGATATTTCTGACGAAACTCAATCAAGAAACCCATTAAATGTTCAAACAATTCATGGAGATATGGGTGGGGGTAGATCAAATTACAGAATTCATCCAGCAGAGTTTTCTGATCAAACTGCTTTCCTCAACGAAGGTAGAATAGATAATCTTAATATAATTAACTAATGAAAGGGCATGTAGAAATATTCAAAGAGGTTGATGGTAAAAAAACCGTTATACATAAAGACTGCAATCTAATCGTTGACGGTGCTGGAGAAGCTATAGTTGATATGCTAACCTTTACACCAGCCATAGCTTTATCTGGAAGTGAGTCAGATTTTAATGATAATACTTATTATCAAAATGCCCTCGATGCTTCTAACTTTATAATACAAGGGATGTCTTTTGCTAAAGGCAGGGTTGGGTATAAGTCTAACTTACATAAGTATAAGGCTCATAATCTCATAGCGAGTGCAAACCTTTTAAAAGATATATCTATAGGATACACTTCTTCATGCACTGTACTAGAACGACCTAATAAGTATATTATCGACGGTATCAGCACGGTATTTGATATTAATTCTTTAGATACAGATCAAGGTGGTTCGGTTACATTAGGTAATAATGTTTTTGATCAGGACTATATTCATTCTACCTCTGGGCTTCCGAAGGTATTTTCTATTGATGTTAAGATGGATTTAAATAATCCTCCTGTAGCTAATGTTGATGTTAATAATGCACCTCAACCTCATCATATGACAATTGAGGTTAGCAGTGGAGGAGATCTTTTATTATTTACAAGTATTTGGGTTAGTCCTGGAAGGCATAACGGAGGTCAGTTTATAGGAGGCAACTTGTTTGCTTTCGTAAATGATAGCCCTAGGGGCACCACCTTGCGTCCATGTAAAGCCTTGTATAAGGAATTAGGTTTTGGTTGGTATAGAATACTTTGCTCAATACCATCAGTAACTTCGTATTCCTCGGAGGATTTCCATATAAAAATATATCCAGCAGGATCTTCTAAATATGAATCTACACTAAATAGGACTAACTTATCAGGAAAGATGATGTTCGCAAGACCTAGCTTAAATGTAGGGTCCCTTCCAGTTAATTACTTCCTTCCTAATGAAGGAGTAACAACTTCATCAACAGAATTTAATTCAGGTTTTCAAATTACAACTAGTTCAATAATATCTAAAGAGTCTAGTTACGCACTTCCTAATTATTTAGGTACTATAACAAATTCTGCTAACGGTTATAATGTTAGCGCATCTCTCCCTAATACTCCTCACCCTAATGACACATTACTAGAGTCAGATACCTCAACAGATTATCAGGATCATGTTGATGTTAATTTACCTAATGGTCATAATTTAAATACCTTTCCACTTGTTGCTAAATTAGAAAAAAATATCATGGATTTCCTACCATCGTATTGGGTGAAGAAAGGAGGTGATATTCAAAAACAACCTATTCAAAAAGATTTTAGGTGGTTTGGGTGTTACGCAGATGATAGAAATAACACTGCGATACTGGTGGACGAGATATCAGTGGACTCCTTTAATTCCCCAATAAGCACTAGAATATCCAGCGGCGATAGATTCAATACCGTATCTAGTATGGATTATAAAGGATATCTCCATGCTTATTACGCATCTAATGGAGAAACATCAAACTCTTCACAGTTACTAGTATCTGCACTTCCAGACTTCTCTTCAACAGGAAAAGTTATATACAGTGTTAAGATTAATAGGGCTGATGTTGAAATGGCTAACTACTTTGGCGGTATTTTTGATTTAGGTCTGCATTCTTTAGACCAAAAATCTACTAGAAAGAATAACCAAATAGGTTTTTCGAGAAGCATAGATCTTGATCCTTGGAGTGGGGATGATGTAGAGTTCAAGTTATTCGCTCAAAAATCTATGAACTATGATATTACTCACAGCGATGATTTCACCGCTGCAAACTCAGTGACAATAAATTGGACGATTGATTTCCTATGAAAGGCTTAGTTACAATAACAAAAGTTTATAAGAACGGAGATAGAGAGATAGTATGCTCAAAGTCTCCTAATATATTAACACAAGGTTTCGCCTTTGACATGGTTAATCTAATGACTGCTGGGGCTAAAGCTGATACTAGTAAATATAAATTTGGATACTTCCAGCTAGGAACTAGCTCATACTATGACGACTCTTCTTGGACGGATTCCCTTCCCTTTACATCAGTAAGAAACTTCTCAAGACTTCACTCACCAATTGCTACTGCATCTGATTACGGTCTGAACACCTCATTAGAACTAACCACTAGGGATTGTTTGGTTTATGATGAGGATTTCGTATCTCTTGAAGATATAACTTACTCGACTGAGCCTGCTGTACTAGGTATTTTAAATGAAAACAACTGCTTCCCGTTACAGCTTCCAGGAGATGATGAGAATGGTGTTGTTATAAAAATAACTTTAGACTACGGTGCTTTAGTCGGTAAATCAATAAAAGAGTTTGGTCTTTATACTAGGGACCCTGATATATCTACTTCGGAAGATACTCCTATATTATCCTGCTATAAATCGTTAACCGATCCAATTGAAAAGACAGACGAGTTTATGGTAGAAATAGACTGGCTCATTCAGTTCGTAGGAACAAGCAAGAGAATGCAAGACAGAGCCAGCTTAATATCCTTTTACCCAGCAGGTATAAAACCTAAAATTGCAGACAGGTATGCAGTTCAGAATGTAGGATATATGGAGGCTGGGGAAACCAGGGAAGTTATCATAGAGACTCAAATACCTACAGCAGAAGATGCGTACTTATATTACAATGTTTATGAGAACGGTCATCTTGGAATAAATAACTATGCCGTCTCTGGAGAGCATTGGTGTATTGTAGATGATGAGGGATTGGTTACATCAGCATTCGACTCCCCTATTTTCTGGCCTAAAAATACTACTCAGATAAAATTTACAGTTAGCGCCTTACCGTCAAACAACTTCTTCGGACAGAAGACTTTAGCCTTTGAGTTATCATCCTATACTGGTCGTGATAAGTTTATTGATTTTAATGAGTACCTAGATGGAAATGTAAATGTTTGGCATATAAGGTCCGATAAGACTGCCCCTTCTTTAGGGTTTTCTTCAACAACTTACTCCACTACGGCAGGATTTGCTCTTAGTTCAGCGGTTAGCTCTAACGGACCTATTTACGAAACATCAGCGTTTGTAGATGTCTCTACAAACGCTGCTTCATATATGTTTGGAACTAGGGGTCCTTTAGGCGGTTCTATTACTTACACAGGACCTTATGATGCTTCTGACGGATACCATGTCATCCCTCTTTATGGATCCATACAACCTTTCGCAGTATCAACTGACGCGGCCAGCCAGTTTAATATTTCATTATTAAATACTCCGTCAGGAGAACCAATATATAACTTAAATACTTATTCATTAGATTTAAGGTCAAGTTTCCAAAGACCTACTTATACAAGCGGCACTGGAGTCCCTCCTGACATAAATTATCTTGATATTAGTGCAAATAGAAACGACATATCTATAGGTTATGAAGGCCCTTGGACTGTTGAAAATGGTATGTTTACAACAGCCAACTTAGAAGGGTTCCCTACTGCAAATGTTCAGTCATGCTATGACCTTTATGAGACACAGCCTCCTGACGGGGTAATTATGAGGCACTTCTTACACGGAAGCCAGCCTGACGGAATCTTACCTGCAAGCTTTTTTTATAGCCCTCAAGAGCTATATGTGTGGCCCGACGATGCTGAAAAAAATCAGTTATTCGTAGGTGCTGCTGGAAAGCGAAGACCTGGACAGTACGACTACCTTCAGGATGGAACGGGTAGAAGATCTGGGGGAGACTGGGAGACGCAAATAGCTAAGTTCAATTCAGATCTTTCTACAGTAGTGTTTTCTACATATATTAAAAAGTTAGATGATGTAGTAGAAGATCCTAACCGAACCACTCTTCCTGCGCCAAGCTCCACAAGCAACGAGTGCTTTGCTATGAACATTATTGTTAGGGGATACCCTGGAGTAGGCTTTTATGCATCACAGCAGCCTAAAACTGCAATGTTCAAGTGGAACTCTGACGGAGGTATAGATCCTATAAAATGTTATGTTTCTAGGCTAGGAGCATTCACTTACTCCTCTAAAAATAGCGCAGAGATTCAGTATGTTTCTTCCGTAGGGTACGACAAGTTTTATGATGAGAGCATAGACTTTGGAAAACAACTATCTTCTTCACAGTATGGGGTCATAGGAATTTTAGAAGGAGACGATATAGGAGTCTTCCAACCTCCCATAGTCGCTCCTGTAGCCTCAGGTTATCTGAACATAACAAGTTCAGTAGATTACTCGTTCCCTTTCTCACCTACTACAGGACACACTCTAAGCGCAGTAGGAGGGCAATTAAGCTTGAGTAGTATATGGGAGCCTCAAGATAATAAAGGTCCTTTCGGGTTTACTTCCTCAGGCCCTGGATTGAAATATGATATGGGAGTTTTTTCAGGAACTAACGGAGGTGATACAAATGCTTCCAGAGACATTGCTGCATACGGATACACTGACCCTTTCTGTAGAGACGGTTGGTACAGAGTATGGGTCGCAGCCGAGGTTCCTGAAGACTTCTATGAAACATCCCTTTATGGTGCGGCTAGTCCTGAAGAAGGAGGAGCCATACATGAAAGAAATATAATACCTTCAATATCTGAGAATAGTAGGGGAGGGGGTCTAGTCGGAATCACTCAACCAGATTACCGAGCAGGCATTCAAGGAAACACAGGAACTTATTACGAGGTTCCTTCGGTAACTTCTGGGGTCCTTTTAGCTTGGAATCAGTATGAGCAATATACTAAAACTGGGTCTTTTACTAAAGGTCACTCAAACGGATACATGCCAAGACCGTATCAGCCAAGAGAATATTCATGGTTCACTCCAAGAGGTAATGCTTTTACCAACGATTTAGCTACTTCGTCTATAACAATGACATTTACCTGATGCAAATAACGGCTTGTCCTTGAATATATAATAAATAAATGAGAGGTTATTATGAGTTCTAGCAAATTTCAGCCTAAAGGATTCCTTGAAATCTGGAAGGTTTATGATGATGGTTCCCAGGAATTGCACTGGTCAGACCAGAATGTCATTACATCCGGTATGGGTGTAGGGCTTTCCATGCTATTTGCAGCCTCAGGATCTTCTAATGTAAAAGATTATCAAATAGGTTATTTTCAAGTAGGGACTAGTGGAAACTTGGATAACTACGACAGTTCTTTTTATGAATTGTCAGGACCTATACCCTCTTCAGTAGATTACGGAGTTCTTTTATCCCCAGGAACCACTCCTAGCAAACAGAATGATGGTATATTTTTTACAGATGTAGTTGATTTGTATCCATTAAAGAATGGTTCAATAAGCGTAGACACAGAGCCTTTTGTAAAAATAAGATATAGTAACATTCATAGAGTATCAAAAAATTCTGTAAGATATACTCTCGTACTAGCCCCCAGATCTGTTACCAGATCAGATCCGTTAAGCGAGGTTGGACTATTTATGAGAAATCCTACTGGGCAAATGGAGGACTCACCTATCTTAGTAGCTTACAGACCTTTCACACCTATAAAAAAGACTGATGCATTCACTTTAGTCTTCCTCTGGACAATACAATTCTAAAATGGCATTCGTACCCGCAGACCTTTACACAGTAAGTGCAGGAGTTGAACTTTACAACTACTGGAACCCTTTTGTAACTAAGCACGACTCTAGCTCTTTCTATAGTTGGGAACAGGATAACCTTCCTCTATACGATGTAGAGGAGCGCACTGATTTCCTATGGGAGAAAATGGGATGGCCCACCTCTTCAATCCCAGGACTAGCTTTATGTGTTTCTAGCTCTTTACAAGAAGGTAACAACAATGTATTTACTTCTATAGAAGATGCAATTGCGGCACTGCCTAATGTCATTACAATGCCAACCCTTATAGAGGTTGCTGTAAGTGGTGATTTAGGAAATTTAAATTTAAAGGATATTAAATGTGTAGGTGATGGTAAGCTTGAGATTATAAATAGAGTCTTTGCTCCAATGTCTCAAGGGGACGGTACGGCAACTTTAGTAGCAACAACCGCCAATAGGAAAGCTATTGAAAATGTATTAGATGGTGAGTTTTTCGATACTATTGCTGCCACCTCTGCCTTATCAGTATCTTTAAATGTAGGATCTTTATTCGGTGATGGGGCAGTAGAGTACAACGGAATGTCTTTTGTCACACAGGCAAATAGACAAGGAGGAACAAATCATCGACCTGATAAGTTATCAGTTCTATATCATGTTGGAACTACTTCTTACGAGTTTCTTGATTCTACTACAAGCACCTTGATTGTAAACGATACAGCCCCTCCTGGACTATTTTTTGGAGATGCTAGAGACCCTGATATAACGCAAGATTATGTTCCTCAAGGTGGAGGTCAGACTTTAATTAGAACCGAACATGGAGGTTTTGATGCAGGCGGTTCTTCCTTAGGAATGTTCACTAATAACTATCTAAGAAGTGTTAAGATATTTAACTGTGATGGTCCTATTTATGTTAGAGGCTTTGGTGTTCTAGGTGCTACCGGAAATAACAACCCTGATATTACATACCACGATGATTACGGTATTTCAATCAAGAACTCTAACGGTATTGTGATTGAAAACTGTGGTGTTGCTAGATGCAAAGTTGGTGGAATGTATGTTTCTAACTCTGAAGTTGTTTTAAACAGAAGATTCTTTTCAGGAAGAAACTACGATGTAAATGATAGAGCAGGTAACACAAATTACGGACTTAATGCAATTAACTCCACTATAACCTTATCCTCTGATACTTATTCATATGGTTACGATTCTGTATACATGTTCTATCAGCATGATTACGGTATGCACCTAAAGAACTCTCAACTTCTAGGTGGAGTAAACCCTGTTAATACCGAGCGTTGTTCTCTTAGGTCGTGCTATAACTCGCAGGCTGGTATTAAGCTAGTAAATTCAGTTGTAGATTTAGAAGGTTATGTTGATGTCTATTCCAACAAAATAGGTATTGAAACTGTAGGATCTGAACTTATCCTAGACGGTCTTATTTGCCAGTTCAATGACAAGTATGGTATAGAATCGGATAACAGTAAGATTAAGTACAACAGAAAAGCAGTCGATGCTTCTCTTAACTTGACCCAACCCTTCGGAAATGATGCAATAAACTATAATTATTTAACAGCCTTCTATGGAAATGGAATTCATCTTAATTTAAATAATAGTAACTATAGTCCATTCCTGACCCAGGATCTAGATGTTAGTTGTGCTTACAGTTTGTTTGCCCATAGTGTCGGCTACGATGGGTTATCTGTTAAGCCTGGAATAAACCTAAATAATTCCAAAGCCAAACTAGTACACTCTAGAATATCTACAGCGAATGAAACAGCCTCTTCTTATAAAGTTTCTATAAGTTTATCACCCACGCTACCTGCATATGGTGCTGCAATATGTGCTAAGAACAATTCACAAGTAGAGCTAATCGGTAGTAAGAACTTAGCCACAATCATCACAGGTCCTTACTCTACTTCTAGACGAGACGCAGGTGTATTCGTAGACAAAGGATCTTCTTGCAGAGTCTCTGGTCCATTCTTCATCGGTCAGTTTGGCACTGCAATGTATGCTAATGCAGGTTCTGAAATATCATTCACTCCTCATTATGACGAATCAACCTATGGTTTTGATACCGAGGGCTTTGATTTAAATGATACTCAGAATCATACTTCCGTAGAGGTTCATGCTTACGGTCCTTGTATAGTTGCCGATGCTAACTCAGTTGTTTCTATGAAAGATCTTGGAAATGCTGTTTCTAAATACCCTCCTATTCTTCAACAATCTGATTATTTATCAAACCATACTTTACAGACTTCAGCATTAACTCATGCAGGGGGTTTCTGTTTCTTACCAAACACACCAACTAATACAGTATCACCACCTAGTTTAGACACAGCGTTTAACTCAAGAATACAATACTTTGAGGAACCTCATAATCAATTTAGATTTGATCAAGGCGCATTCGATACTGATAAACTTTATAATTACTACATAACAGACCCTAATACATTAACTCATGATGAATTTAGAACAAAAGTTTCTACGGGAGGTCCTTGTATAAAAGCTTTTGGTAATAGTGTAGTTAATGTTACCAATGTGTGTTTCCATACTTCTGACAAAAATACAGATGGAATATTTTATGATTATTTAAATAGCCCAGACGGGTGTAATGATCTTAAGTACTGGTCTTTTGCTGGGGGCTCTACACTAAACGCTTCTCATGTTGCTGTAAGCGGTACTTACCCGTCTTATGCAGGCTACCACGGTCCTGCTGCGGTATACTATAATCTACAGGATCCTCTTGGGTTAGTTCCATCAGCCGTTGATTTCTCTGCATTTGCTCACTTTCCTTACGGATATGAAGCTGCTGCTTCCTCACTTAGCGGAACTAACTTTAAACTTGTTGCAGGTGCAAACACGGACACTGGTACTCTAAGGACATCATCACCTTCAATTTACTTAGGTAAAGGCACTAACCCTTTTGTAAGTGGCCTTTCTGTCTTAGATTACTTTGGATCCGGTACTAACATTTGGAAAAACTTTGCAATAAATGCTGGCGGAGGTACTGGGCAGTACCTCCCAGGAGCGGGCTTATTAAACTACTCTAGATCAGGTGCTAACAAACTAGACCTTGACGGTCCTTATTTAAGTCCAACAGTTCAACTTTCAGCGATTGCTAGTGCTGCTTGGTGGGGATCTTTTTCTGGATATGAGAACACTGGACCTTTTAGACTTTACTTAGAACCTGAACCTTACGCTCATAACTTCAGGTATTGGGGAGCAAGTAGCTTAAATGATAATCGAGTTTATCAAACAGTGTCTCAAGGGTATCATTTATCAGGACCTGTATCGTCTCTTTCTGGCGATGCGGCCAATTGGAATCCTGCACAGTTCGGACAGACTAATTCACTTGTAAGTGGAGTCGTAACTTCTGGAATGTACATCGGTGTAGATGAACTTGTAAGACCAGAGAACTATAATATAAAACTAGATGAGTCATCGGCTCATATGTTTGCAAACGCTAAACATTGCTCCATTCAATTCTTGGGTAGACCTAAAATGGTTGATATTTATAAGTCTACCGGAAACCAGTCTGGTGGAGCTTTGAACAGACTAGCAGATGAAAATGAAGGAGCAGGGTTTAAATCACCTCATACATTTGATCTTAGAAGGAATTACTAATGGCTGATCAGTTCGCATCAAATCAAGAAAATACTAGTATTGAACAGTGGGTTCAAAGTTCTTATAAATTTACCCAACCTGTTAGATACTTTAAAAACAATGATCCTTATCATTGGGAAATAGATAATATTCCTATCAAGCAGTTAGAAGAAAATATTCTATGGCTTAAAGATCAAGTTGCAGGGGAAACCAATCCTGAAAGAGGTATAGGTAGAAGGCAAATGTCAGAGCTAAGACCTCTGCTAACTTCTCCTAATGGAAGATCCGTAACGGTTCAGAGTGGAAAATTTACAGCTAGAGTTAATGATGGGTACAATAAAGGTATTCAGACTTTAATTAAAACATTAAACTCAAATGTTAGTGTAAATAACCCTTCAGACAGGGCGTATAGGTTTAACCTGCCAACTTCAGTTTTAAAAAGCATTGCTGGAGATGTAGTTAATTATCCCATTTATTCAAACGGACTGTATGAACACTTACAACACCATGACACTAGACCAAATACTTTAAACTCAGAATGGAATGCCACATTAGCGGATCTTATTACTAAAATTCCAAAGAACAAATTAGCTCTTTGGAGACAGGGACAGACTTCTACTAGTGAGGTAGACAACCTTCAAGAGTTAGCAGTAGGCTTTACTAGAAGATGGGGAGGTGCTGTTAGAACAGCCGTAGTTAATGTTGAGGAAGATTTAGAAATAACTATACCCCCTTTCTCTAATGATGACTATTCTAATAAAACTGGTTACACTCCTTCCGTAAGGGTTGATCTTTTATTTGTGTATACTCACCCTGTAGATGCAGCGTCTACTACACTGGCACTTCCTGATTCTGGATCTTCCCCAAAGGTTATAACCAAACCTATTCTAGGAATTTTAAAGGGTGCAGGTGTAGTATCCTTAAAAGGATTTGGACTTTACGGATTGTACGATAGTACCTCAGATACTTCTGAAAACTTCTTTGATAGTGAGCAGTTCCAAGGTTCCTTTACAGATAATACATCTTTCTTCAAACCAGACGGTGCTGTATCTGATGAAGGTCATTTCCAAACCATCTCTCCTATTTCTGATCTATTCTCTTCAGAAGATCAGTTCGATGGTGTTAAGGCAGGATTCCCATCTCCAGACGATGTTATGAACCTCACTCCTTTGTTCCAGGAAGGGTTAGAAAATAGCTTCGCATTGATAGGACAATCAGTGTTACCGATAGCATATATTGTTACAAGAAGAGGAAAGCCTTATCTTGAAGAGTCTGATATAATAGATATAAGACCTTTCTTGAGAACTGCTGAACTTTCATACAATGAAAGATCTGGTGTTGCTGCTGCTAATCCTCCATTATCTTTTGCTAACCCTGCGGTAGGTAAAACTGAGTTAAACACGGTTCTAACTAAAACTATAACAAACCTTAAAACTTATGTGGATACTGCTGTCGCAGGTGTCGGTGTAGGTGTAGGTGGTGATACAGGTGGTGACACAGGTGGAGGTACTATAGGCACTGGTTCCACTTTCATAACTAAAGGGGCTGTTTTAGGTGGAACTAAGTTTGGAGTTGAAGGTTCTCTACTTAACTTTGCACAAGATAAGGGGATAGCTATAAATAGCAATCAGGCGGCAATTAATTACTTAAGAGAACATCATATGCATGGGTTAAATGCATTGCCCTTATACCCAGGATGGGACTTAGCTGCTTGGTGTGATAATTTAAATAATCCAATTGAGAAAGGTTACTTAAGGAATGATCGTATAAATTGTGCTATACGAGCTACTGACGACTACCAGTTTCAGAGCATAGAGGGTGGCACTGATTCGCAAGCTTATATCAATACGATTGTGGATAGAATAGCAAATAACCGATATAAAGACTCTGACCAACCAGTCTTCGGTCTTGATTACCTTGTTAATGATTATGATATAGATACGGTTTACTATGTTAGAAAAAGGATGAGAGTTCAACTACCAGCAAATATTGTAGACTATGATGTCAGTGTTAACTTTAGAAACTGTCTCCCTTCCGTTTGTAACGGAAAAACACTTGCAAACTCTTTAAATAACTACGCTGGTATAGCTGTTGAAAAAGGTGAAATAAATAATCATGTTGCTGATTTCACGATATATGTAGGATTTGTCCCAGTTGCAGGAACACACTTCCCATTCCATAGAGAGAGTCCATCTTCTGCACTCCTGCATGAAGATCAAACTGGTGGAAATACCTATGACCAAGAAAGTTTCTTTGCACCTCCTAATAAAAAATGGACTGCTGCACAAAGATCTAGGGACATCTTTTCGGCTTTTACAGTTATGAGTCAGTTCTATAGTGATGATAAAATGGGAGCGTTCCTTCCTGGTAGGACAAATAATGCATATGCTATACAAAGCTCAACCCAGGACCCAATCTTTGCTATAAGACCCTCTCTAGTTACTTATCCTTCAGTAGAGTTTACTGTAATTGGTCACACCGCTATATTGGCAGATAATTATATTTTTGACACTACGACTACAAACGGACAACCTACTTTAAGCTAATGTTATGGTATCAGTATTTCAGGACTGTTTCAGAAGAATCTTCTCTTATGGAGGTCAGGGGCCTGATGGACCTGACCCTGGAGGTCCTACAGATCCTGATGGATGTATTGATGCTAACGATACCGAGTGTTGTGAAGCCAATCCTTTAGATCCTAACTGTGATGACGGTGGTGGTGGAACAGATTCTTGCACAGATCCTGTAACTTTAGTGTCTTGTGGAGAGGATTGTGATTCTACAAATTGTTGTGGAGGAAATAAAACAACCTTAAATGTAGATCGTTCTTTTGTTAGGCAATACTGTACTGATTCAGGTGGAAATCCACTTCCTTGTACAGGAGAATTACCTCCTTGCGTAAAATGTGGAACTAACAATGTAGTATTTAATACTGGAGGGTTTTGTACGACTGTCTGTTGCCCTTCTGATATCTGCGCCTACTGGAAATGCACAGCATCTCAGGATGGATGTTTGGAGGTGGATGATGACGGTTGTTGTGTATTCCCCTCTCCTGACCCTGCTGATACTGTTTATCTTCCTCAAGGAGAACCATGCCCTCCAGCGGTTCAAGTAAACCCTGTTAATTTATATGATACTGTTGAACAGTGTAAGGCGGATGGGTGTATAAACGAAGGCCAATGTCTTTACTATATTTGTGATTCTACGACTGCTAATTCAAATGGCAATGACTGCGTTTCTCAGAATAAAAGTTTAATAGATTTAGGAGTAGAGACTTGTGAAGATGCTCCAGACACAATAGAGATAAACGGGAAGACTGCTTACAAGGATGCTGATGCCTGTAAATCTTCTGAAGCTTTTTGTTGTCCTGCTCCTACTTACTATGAGTGCACTACAGACAGCAACAGTTCCTGTGGTACTTGTGTAGGCACTACCGTAGTTGATGGAACTTGTGATATAGGACCAATTGTTGATTCTGATCCTGACAAGTTTGCCACAGAGTCTGAGTGTGATGATGCGTGCCCTGAAAAAGAAGATGTATGGGTATGTCCTAACGCTCAATCAGAGGCGTGTATAAGTGTTCCTGATTATTGCACCGCTGACGATCTAGCTGGAGAAGGCGTTACTTGGTTTAGAGATGTATTTGAATGTGAAGCAAATGCTAATAATGGAATAGGGTGTTGTGTTCCACCTACTTATTGGTACTGCCCAGTTGGACATTCAGACAGTAATACCAGATGTGTAAGCTATACTGCGAACACTTGTGATGTACTCAGCCAAGGTCCAGGGGGACAGCAGTTATTTAACTCACAGCAAGCGTGTGAGAAAAGTTCTAGGACATATTGTTGCGATCCCAACTCTGTGAGCTTTAGCAATCAAAATTGTGAATACAACGACGGGGACTGTGTAGTCACCGGAGAATGCCCTAACCCAGACAATCTAGGTGTAATATTTGCAAATTCTTTTGAGTGTAACTCTAGTGTAGCTACCTGTCAAGATTGCTATGACAATGAAGTGTGGTCTGGTTTTCAATCCATTATGGAGGGCAGGCTTACTGCTAATTATGATACTCCTAATAATTACCAAGCTGTATACTTTTGTGATGGAGACCCTTCTCCTAGAACTTTAGAAGTTCTAACTAGAGATGCTCTGGGTCCAACAGCTACAGATTACGACTCAAATGGGAATCCTGTATACGATACTCTTTCCGATTTCGGTATCCTATTAGACGGAAGTATTTTGAATACAAATACAGTGGTTGTAGGAGGACAGGATTATGTACAATGGACTGTTGATATAGATTTAACACAACCCACTACAATTAAAACCTATACCTTTATTGATCAGTGTGGACAGACCATAGCTAGTATACCAGTAACTTACAGAACCTTTAACTGTTTTGATAGCTTAGATAACTTTATAGAATGTCAGAATTTAAATAACGCTCCCTTACATCCGTTTGATTATACATGTGTGTTAGATCCTTGCCTAGGCCCCTTTGCTAATAGTTTTCCTGAGTGTGTGGACCCAGGAAACCCTGTGGACGCCACAGCGATAAATGGAAATTTCTCAAACCAAGGAGGCTTTGGTGAAATTCAGCAAAGACAAGGTATAAACTACCTTAAGGAATTGAACTCAATATATGAAGAGGATAAGATTATTGATATTGTAGGGAGCAATAAGAAAACAACCTTCTCTCGTAGTGAGTTTACTCCTATGAGAAACTATCAATATTTAAATATATTCTCTAACACTATCCATGCATCAATTTGGGCCGTATTAAATCTTGGACAGGAATCCTTCGCTACAGAAAAAGCGTTTGATGATATAAAATTAGATTATATATACAGAAGTTTAAATACAGAACTTAGAGATAAAATTGATAAGTTAGTAGATTTTGATGGACTCCCTTTGAAGAGAAAGATACTTACTAGAATATCTAGAAAGCTCATTGCTGGAGAACTTGATGATTTTGATACTCAATTTGATGACCTTCAATCGGAACACGACCTGTTCAGAAGATCCAGATCAGTCACTACAGAAAATAGTTTAGTTGAGCTAATAAATACAAAGGCTAAACCATTGAATCATAAAGTATACGGAGGTTACACTAAGGAAAGGATGCGTCTCTGGAAAACCTTAGCTACAGACCTTCAAAAAGCTATACCTTTCGTGGACAAGGATTCTAATCTTAATTTTATAGATATAAAACTTGATGATAGTTACACTCTTCTAGACTACAATGGAGATCCTACAATAAAATATATTAATGAAGGAGACTTCATTACTTATATCAATAAACAAGGTAACAGAGACTATCTAGATCTAGACACTTTGATTGAAAAAGCTGTTGCTTTGGATTTTGAAGATCTCAGACGAGCCTTTGCCTTGCTTAACGAGGATTATGGAACAGTTTTAAAGGCTGTGAGCGAAGAAGAATCTTTAATAGAAGAAACTTATTCCTTAGAGGAGCCTAGACAAGATTTCTACTTCATGAAACTTAATGTAAGTACTATTGAGGATCTTCCTACAACCAATCCTTTGATAAGAAAAACATCAGCAGTCTTTGAATATCTATATGATGAGGATGAGATTAATGAATGGATTGAATTTAAACCATGGCCTTACCTACACTTCCACATAGAATCTTCAGACCCTCTTCTAGATCATATGATGGACTCTGGTAAGGTGATAGCCGAGTTCAAAGATATAAGCTTTAATAAACTACAAGGTTACGCTGACGGGGTTCCTGTAATTCCTAGAAGGATGCCGTGGTATATCGTGATAATTCCTACAGACAAAACTCGATATCTTGTGGGATCAGGTAGATCTAAACTAACAGCATATAACGAAAGAAAAGCTACCTTTAGGTTATCCCCTTCAAAGAAAGACATACAACAGAAGTGGAATTCCGAAATCTATAATGAAGAACAAACAGATTTCTTTGAAGGTATTGATCCTAGAGTAGAACAGCAAAGTTTAAAGGTTACATTTGATAGATATAAATTAAAAAATACTAAAAATCAATATCAAAAAGGATCTGAAAAATTGCCTAGAAAACCTAGCGCCTCTAGAAGATTATTTGAAGCTATTAGAGAAGCTAAAGAAGAAGGTAAAAACTTTATAGATGTAGCGAACAGTGTTATAGAATGGGGATCCGTATTTAAAAATCTTACTGCAAATGAGAGAAAAGAAATATATAATGATATGGAATCTTTTAACGATAAGAAGGATCTGATAGCAACAAATACTTTTGCAAAGACGGAAGCTGTTAGAGAAAGGTTCGTTAAGATTTCTGAAGTTATTGATAATAAGTTAACTAACATTAATGATTACGAACCTCCTCCAGTAACAACTAGAGTTCGGGCTGTAAAAATTGATGAGGAATTTAAAACAGAAACGCCGGAGATATTAGAGTAATGTTACCTTTTTTATTAGCCGGGGACGGTTACAGCACTTGTATAGCACTTCCAAACCCTGCTGGAGTTACTATTTCAGGAGTTGCCCCTGGGATTTTGCCTTTACCTACTACGGTACATCCAGGACACCCTAAGTCTGATGATGTTGAGTCTTGTTTTAATGAGGCAACACCTGTAGTTCCAGGTATTACTATAGGAGGTCTTCCCGCGTACACGCTTGCGACTCCTATAGGATGTACCGATGGATTGCATATTTATAGTAGAAGTGCTGTGAACGCGCCTCTTCTAGGAGCCTCTACAGTTTTAGGTCCTATACCTACAGGTCTATAACCTTAAAAAACAATAAAAATCAACAATTAAATTTAACTGAGTATACATATCTACAGACGCCTAAAGCGTCAGGAGTTTATTATGAACAGAGATCAATTAAGAGAAGCCGTACTCGGCACCGCAGCCTGGAAGAAGGCTGGTATCATGACAGAATCTGTTGCCCCTGTTCAGGAGCAAGAGGTTATTGAAGAAGCTAAGGCCGAGGAGACTGCTCCTAAGGCTCACACCTGTCCTCTTTGCGAGTCCACCCTTGAAGGTGAGCTTTCTGAGGAAGCCATACTTGAGCACGCACAGCAAATGATGGCTGTCTTCCAAGAGGCTGAGGACATCCTTGCTGAGGCTGAAGAAGCTGAAGAGGGTGAGGTTATCGAAGAGGAAGAAGTAGACCTCCTCGAAGGTCTTGACGAAGACGAGATCGAAACTCTTGCTGAAATGGCCTACAAGATGAAAGAGAAGAAGGCTAAGAAAGGCAAGAAGATGGAGAAGGGCGAAGAGTCCTGCTGATAAAAATGGCTTCTCTTAACGAAACGGGTATGGGGATTGGTGATTTTGCTCTTAATTTATTAGAGCAAGAGAAGACCAATCCTCAGCCCGTTTCTCACAAAACCCCTATTAAGGGTAATGTGCCTGATATAGAGAATGTCGAGGTCCTTCAAGAAGATGTAGATGCTGTCCTTTCAAACTCCTTCGGAGTTAAGAAACCAGAGCAGCCTAAAGTTAATCTACAAGAAGAGAGAAGGAAGCAACTTAAGGAGGAGATTAAGGTCAAGATTAATGAGCTTAAAAGTCTTCTTAATGAGCTTGGTGTAGGTGTTGGAACAACTACTGTAGGGAGCTTAGGTTCCCCAAACTTTGCTGGAGCAAAATCATATGAGCCTAATAAATCTGATAAGAAACGCAGAGCAACCGTTAGAAGAAAAGTCTAGGTATCCTAACGGGAGAGGTGATTATAAGAGAAAGGAGAAGACCACTGCTCGTAAGAGTCGTGCTCCTGTTTATGCCACAATTAAGGACGCTCTTAAGAAAACCTCCCCTGGAACTATCTTTTCTACTAAGGGGTCTTACAGGATGTATGTAACCACTGCTGGTGGTTGGGGCAAGAGCAAGCAGCAAAGAGTATCTGGTAGAACTGCTAAAGGGTTTACTCCTGGTAGTGCTACTCCTAGCGCAGACTGGAAGAGTGTAAAAAGCCATGCCGCTAGGACAAGAGTTAAGCATGGTGGGGCTACCGCTGATAGGTTAAAGGCAGCAGCCCGTAGAGAAAAAGATAAACCTAAGTACAAAGCCAAAACAAAAAGGAGTAAGTGATGCTAATCGAAGATGTATTTATCATTGAGAATTTACAGGTCCTCAACGAGGGCAAGAATGGTCCCATGAGAGTTCGTGGTGTTTTCCAGCGTGCAGACGAGGAGAACAACAACAAGCGTATCTATCCTAAGGCATTACTTGAGCGTGAGATCACTAAGCTTGAAGAGTCTATGAAGAACCGTCGTCTTATGGGTGAGCTTGATCACCCTCAACACGATAGCGTCAAGCTCTCCAATGTCTCTCACCTTATCACCAAGCTAGAGGCTAAGGGTAACGAGATTATCGGTGAAGCTGAGATCCTAGACACTCCCATGGGTAAAGTTGCCAAGGCACTTATTGAAGGTGGTGTACAGATCGGAATCTCATCAAGAGGTATGGGTACTTTATCTGAGGGCGATGATGGCAGGCGTTATGTCAACGAGGACTTCCGCCTTATCACTTGGGACCTTGTAGCAGATCCTTCAACCCGTGGTGCTTTCCCTGGTTTAGCTGAGTCTCGTCAAAGTGTTCTTGTAGAAGAGATTATGAATGAGGTTCTTCCTAAGGTTACTAAGCAAAAGGTATTTAGAACTTTATTAGAGGAGCGTCTTGATGAGAAGCTTAAAGGTAAGCAGCACAAAATCGACAAGAACAAGAATGGTAAGATCGACTCTGAGGATTTCAAAATGCTTAGAAAAGAATCTACTAATTTACAAAGAGTTAAGGCTATGCTTAGTGAGAAAGCAAAAGGCAATAAGAACAACGCCTGGGCTATCTGCACTGCTAAAGTAGGTCGTGATAACCCTGAAAAGTATGAGAGTTGCGTAAAGCAGGTGAAGAGTAAGAATGAAAATACTTCTAGCTTCTCTCGCGTAAGCAAGGTTCTAAATGAGATGCAACCCTTAACTCAAAATGGTAAAGTAAATGCACCTGAGAAAGCTAAGAGAACTTTTAAACTTTCTCCAAAGAGCCAAGCCGAACTTCACAAAAGAAAAATGGGAAGGGAAGGAAAAGACATTTACGGAAAACCAAAAAACTAGTAAAAAACAACGACATCTATAATAGAACTATAGATAACAATAGATTGGAGTACAGTCATGGATAAAAAGAAAATAGAGGATATTGCTGAATTACTTCCTGATAGCATCACTGAGGAAACCCTCCTTGAAATTGCTGAGGTTATGCAGGATCTAATTGAGCAAAGAGTACAGGAAGAGGTGGGTGGCCTTACTGATAAGGTTTTCGCTTACCTATCCATGAAGCGTCAGCAGATTCAAGAGGCAGCCATTGAGGAGCTTCATGAGTCCAACGATGTTTATCGTGATGCACAAAGATTCCGTGAGCTTATGGGATTCATGTCAGTGGAGTTCCGCCCTGAGTACATTGATTCTGAGAGCGAGAGGAGACTTTCACAAGCTAGTGAGTTACAAGAGGACAATGAGGTCCTTGCCCGTGAACTTTCTGAGTCACTAAGAGAGCAAGATCGTCTTGCTAAAACAATTCAACTGCTAGAATCTAAGGTCTCAAAGCGTGAAAGAGAAATCGAATCACTTAATGAGAGCGTACAGACATTAGCGGAAGAAAAGGAGGCTATGCTGTTCGAGTCTACCGAGCAGGCTGTAGTCGTTACTAACAATGTAGACGAAGAGGTTGAGGATGAACAACTGGAAAGTATTGGAAATCAGTTCTTAACCGAAGAAATGCTCAAGCTAATGAAATGAGCATGAACTTTAAGGAGTTGTAAACATGGATATTATGGAAATGGGTGCATCTGACGAGCTAGTCTCCAAGTGGGGTCCAGCCGTTGACGGCATCGAAAACGACTATACCAAAAGAGTTACTGCACAGCTTCTGGAGAACCAGCTAAAGTCTAGCCAACAGGATCGTGTTGACGAGGCTGCTGTTGGTATCGGTACTACCACTGTTGGTAGCATTGGCACTTTCCAGAAGTTTGCATTCCCTCTCGTTCGTCGGGTATTCCCCGAACTAATCGCTAACAGCATTGTTAGCGTTCAACCTATGAGCGCACCCGTCTCACAGGTCTTCTATCTTGGCGCAGCTAGAGTTTCCGGTGCTAACCGTCAAACTCTCTACAGCAAGTACAACATCACCTACCGTGGTCTTACCACTGGCGAGGTTCGTCCAACTGCCGCAGAGGTTGGTACTCTTGACGATGCTCTCGATGCTACTCATGATAGCTCTAGAGAGCTAGGTCTATGTGCTCTTGGTGTTGCTCCTGTGGGCGGTGCTAACATGGCATCCGCTATTGCTTCATGGCCCACCTCAGCTACCGCCCAGGGTTGGTCAGTATCTGCTGGTGAAGCTCTTGCTGGCACTGCTATCCCTGAAGTTACCCTTCAGATCGAGCAACAGCCTGTCATCGCACGCACCAAGAAGATGCGTGCTCTCTGGACTCTCGAAGCTTCTCAGGACCTCAAGGCTTATCACAACCTTGACCTTGAGCGCGAACTTACCGACATCCTCGGTAAGGAGATCCGTCTAGAGGTTGACCGTGAGCTTATCGAGAACATCCGTGGCCTTGCTTACGACCTAACTGGTGCTGCTGGTGATCTTTTCGATTACAGAATGCTTGATCAGGGCAACAACCAGGGTGGCCTAGGTAACTTTGCTGGTGTAAACAATGACTCTCAGTTTAGTGGGTTCCTCTTCACCAACGACGGTAACGGTACTGCTACTGATCTTGCTTCTCAACTTCCCGGCACCTCTGTAAGAGACAATGTTTGGCTAATTGATTTCACTTCAAGTGCTTTAAACTTTGCTCCTCGCCATGTTGGTGATATCTACAGCAACCTTCTTGCTGTCATCAACTTTGCATCTCAGGATATCTACACCACCACTCAGCGCGGTGCAGGTAACTGGATGATTTGTGCTCCTATTGTAGCTACTCTTCTTGAGACTGCTGCCAAGCTTAACGGAGGCATTGAGTCCTCTGATGGTCCTACTAACTTCGGTCCTGGCACTATCCAGTACCGTGGCAAGTTCATGGGCCGTTACGATCTCTATGTCGATCCTCTCTACCCAGAGGGTGAAATCCTCATGGGTTACAAAGGTGGTTCTCCAATGGACGGTGGCTTCATCTACGCCCCCTACATCCCATTCCAGGCTCTACCCACCATCACCGACCCTGAGAGCTTCCAGCCCAGAAAGGGCATCCTTACCCGTTACGGTAAGGTCGCGGTCGCTCCCACTTCACGCTTCTATCGCGTGATTCGTATCGTCGGTCCTGATGGGCTTACTCCTCCCTTTGTAAATGTCTGATATAAGGCATTAATTAGCGCCCACTCCTCAAAATAAGGGGAGTGGGCGCTTTTTTATTTTAATGCTCTATATATAAGTATGAAGTACAGGTATAGAAGTACTTGCAGGTTTACTGTTCTGCTAGAAATTGATAACGAGCTTATTCAGATAAGACCTAATCAAATTATAGAGACGGATCAGGAGTTAAACTACGACATACTTAAGAAAATCGTGGACAAACCTACTCCTGTAAGAAAACCTATAAAAACAAAAAAGGAGTATAATAATGGTAAAGATAGCATATCCTAATGTTACAGGCTATGGAAATAGTTTTAGTAATGTAGCAAGCCAAAAACTAGGCGAACACCAACCTCCTTTTGAAGAAGACATAGACCTTGAAAACCTTAACAAAACTAGACAGTCTGATGTCATAGAGTTCTCTGAGTTTGAACAACAGATTAGAGATTATGTCCTAGCCGCCCTCGGTCATCCAGTAGTTCGAGTTGAGCTAAGTGATCATCAGTTAAAGCTTTGTATAGACGAGGCTATAACTGAGCTAGACTATCACGCTCCTCACTTTACCAGACAGTTTGCAGCATTTGAAACAACCGCTGGTTACAATGTCTACAGTATACCTAGTTATATTCTAAAGAATCTAACTTATGTAACATTTAAGAAGACTCTTCTTAGCATACAATCACAGGCAGGAACCTTAGAGTTTGATTTCTTTATCAAGTATTTCCAAGACAACTATCTTTTCGATAGCTTTACTATAGGGGATTACTATCTTTTGCAGTCTACTCTTGAGACTACACGCAGAGTTTTGAGTCAGGAAGGTGGATGGGATATTATTGATGGACAATTCCTTCAGCTTTATCCTGAGCCTGCTGTTAGTGATGTAGCTATTCTAGAGTTTAGAGGACTAAACTCTAGAACCATGACTCCCAAGATGAAGAACTGGTTACAGAAGTACGCTACATCCTGCGCTAAGGGTCTTCTTGGTCAGGTTAGAGGTAAGTTCGCAGTAGTTCCTGGCCCTGGTGGAGGAACACAACTTAACGGAGCACAGCTTGTACAAGAGGCTATGCAAGAGAAACAAGTTCTGAAAGATGAACTCATCAATGAGGTTGAAGAACCTCCCATGTTTACTACAGGCTGATGGCAAAGAGATTTAAAGTTAACAGGGACATGCCTAACCTTCCTAGAGTGGATGGTGCTACTCCCCTATCTTTCTACGATCCATCTAACCCTGATGTAAACCTATTTAATCTAGTTGATGACGAGATCATTAGAATCTCAGGTTCACCACTTCATTACTTCAAGTCCTTCGTCAGTGAAGATTATGACGATGTATATTTAGAGGCAAGGAATAAGACGATAGCTTCTGAGCCAATTACAGTTCATGGATATTACGAACCTTCTGTTGTAGAGGAGGTTCTATCTAACTTTGGTATAGAGTTGACCAATGACCAGATGTTTGTGTTTAACAAGACCTACATCGAGCAAGCTCTACAAAGAAGCCCTGAAATCGGAGACCATATCAAACCTCATTTCCAGAACCAGAAGTATGAGATTAGTGAGGTGCAAGAGGATAGCTTTGAGATGTATGGTGTGTACCATGTAGTATGTACTGCTAAACTCCTCCGAGAAGATGAAGGGACACTTAACCAGCCTACAACTGATGTAGCAGATGATGTTGGGGGGTACTTAGATCTTGAGTGATTACTTTGAATACACTTTAGCCGATTCTGATTCGGCTAAACCTACTCCTGATACAGGATTCACTTACCTTAGAGATAAGATAGTGAGTCTTTCTAAGAATCTTAATGTAACATCTAAGGTATACAAAGAGATGTTACGAGCCCTTCTATCTGAGATACAACTTGGATACATTAACGACGACTCTGAGTATGTAAAAGTAAAGTTACATCACGGTCGGCAAGAAAGATCAGTAGCTAAGAAATTCCAAGAGAATAATATAATTCTACCCTACTCCACTATATTTCAATCAGGTGTTTCGTCTGACGATAATAAGAGGAGGCAGAGACATGTTCTCATATACTCCTCTGAATGGAACGACGAGATTCAAAGGGCTGAAAGAGTTGTATCTTTGTGTGATGTACCAATTATATCACAATATACATTGAGTGTATGGTCTAAATATATATCTGATTTAGACCAGATTTCAGCCACACTAAGGTCCAAGTTCAACCCAGATCTTGTCCTAGAAACCTCATATGCTAACAATGTAAAAGCCTTCCTAGCAGAAGAATCTGACATCTCTGCTGTGGAAGTGGGGGATAAGGAGGATCGTTTAATACGCAAAACATTCACTATAAATGTAGAGTCTTACATTCAAAGTCCTAAGTTTAAAGTTACCTCTACAGGAAAGATCATCAAGATGAATACTGAAATATGGGTATAAATTAAATAAAAATACTTTTCAGATGTCTAAATACAATAGGAGATCAAAATGAAATCCATTACAAACGACAGTCTTCAATCATTTCAGATTTATCTGAACTACACCACAGGAACTAAGGCGGTATCTATTGCTCCCAAGCAAACTATCGTGGTCCCTGAGGCAGCTATTACGAAACAGTGCAGAAACTTAAGTAATAGAAAAATTCTTAGAATAAAAACAGTGTGAGGAATAAGCTATGGCCCAATATGTAAGCCCCGGAGTCTATGTTGTCGAGAACGATAACAGTGATTATGTACCTTCTATAAACCCTAGCGTTGTCGGCATCGTAGGTTTTGCCAGCAAAGGCCCTACCGACAAAGCTACTCTTATTACTACCCAAGATTCCTTAATATCAACCTTTGGAAAGCCTCTCGCTGAGGCTAAGAATGGTGGTCAAGGTATCGAGGGAGCAGTAGAGGTTCTTGAAACCACTAACTCTTTATACTATGTAAGAGCCGAGTCAGGAGGTGTTGATGCCTCCGTGGATGTTCCCTACGGTGTTTGCCCTGCTATGGGTTTATCTTCCACAATAGGTGATACTGTTCCTGTATACCTTGAAATTCAAGTAAAAGATGGGGCTGGTGTTTCACTATATAGCACCCCTTTAAAGGTTCAGGTATCTGCTTTAGGTGATTCATCTACTGCACTCACAACTGCTTTTGGAACAGATATAGAATCGGCAAGAGTTCAAGGTGTGGTAGCTGACAGTTCTGCATTCTTAGCAGGTTCTTTCCCAGGGTCTTTGGCTACACTTGAAGTAAATGCTTACACAGATTCCACAAAAGCTAGTGGTCTTGAGGTTTTACTTCCATTAAATGCAACTCTAGACACGCCTACAGTAGCAGGTGCTGCATCTTCTTTAACTGTCACGGGTCTTTCATTAACAGCACTAAACTACAAAATAGAAAGTCTTTACCCTGGAACTGGTTACAACTACACAGTAAACGAAGATGGTAGTATCGACGGTGTTTCTGTTACTGTTGATAGCTTTGGTGGTAAATTAAATCAGATCTATGTCGCAGATGGCGGTGTTACTCAAGAGGACTTCACTGGGTCTTTAATTGATAACTACTACTTCATAGAAGAAAAAATTAACACTGGGGTAACTGATGCCGTTTCTCAGCTAATCAAAGGAAACATAACTCTTACAGGTACTGATGTTGATGTTACTGCTCTACCTGCCTTTGGTTCTAAAATCTCTGCTGCGGTAGGTGGTACTGTTGAATCTAAAGATCCTAGATTCGTAAAGCTTATGAATGGTACTTACCAACTTACTGGAGGCACTGACGGTATCCCTGCTACTGACGATGCCAGAGCAACTGCCCTCATAGGTGTAGACGGTGATGATGGTAAGACAGGTCTTCAAGTTCTCAACGATGATCTTATTGCAGTAACAGTAGCTGCTGTCCCTGGATTTACTGATGCTAGAGTTCAAAATGCTCTTGTAACTCTTGCTGAGAGCACTAACCTTTTCCTTGCTGTAATATCACCACCTTTCGGTATTAGTAGGGTTCAGGATGTTTTTGATTGGTCAAACGGTCTTGGTACTGGTATCGTAAGTGACCGAGACTCTGCAATCAATTCTTCTTGGGCTGCTATCTACTGGCCTTGGGTTAAGGTGTTCGATGCCTTCTCTGGCAAGGACAAGTGGTACGACCCAGCAATCTTTGCTATGAGACAGATGTGCTTCACTGATAGCGTATCTGAGTCCTGGTTTGCTCCTGCGGGCCTTAACCGTGGTAGACTCACCAAACCTACTGATGTCGAGGTAAGACTTACTCAGGGTGATCGTGATGCTATGTACAGCGGTGGTAATGTTATCAACCCAATTGTTAATTTCCCACAACAAGGTATTGCTATCTACGGTCAAAGAACTGCACAAAGAAGGGCGAGTGCCCTTGACCGTGTAAATGTTCGCAGACTTATGATCATCATAAGAAAGCTTGTACTACAGTCTACAGCACAGTTCGCTTTCGAGCCTAACGATCCTCTTACTTGGGAGCAGGTTAAGAACCTTGCTACTCAGCTTCTAGACCCAATTCAAAGAGGGCGCGGCATTACTAGCTATCAGGTTGTCTGTGATGGAAGTACCAACACACCTGATAGAATAGAAAAAGGTCAGCTATGGTGTAAGATATACATCAGACCTACCAAGACTGCTGAGATAGTTGTCTTTGAGCTAAATCTAACTGGTCAATCAGTAACCACTACATAATAAGGAGGCATTTTTAAATGGCAAGCCAATTTTTAGATCGTGAAAAAAGGAATCTGTCCAACCCTGGACTTCCTACCATATCAACCGACCTTGATGCAGTAAGGTCATATCAGTGGGAGTTCGGACTATTTATCCCAGCCGGATTCCCAGGAAACTCTTCCGATACCGCCCGTGCTATAACCTTAGGTGCCAAGCAGATTAGTGGTTTTGGTTTCGAGTATGAGGACATTGAAGTAAATCGTATGAACGATAAAGTTTACTACCCTGGTAAGATTTCTCAACAAGAGCTTACTGTTACCTTTGATAACTTACTCAACTTCAAAGAGGGTAGACTTCTCCTAGATTATGTCGGTACTGTTTACAGTCAGCGTACTGGTAAGTCTTTCACCCCTGATAGCTACAAAACCAAGGCTAGAATCCGTGAGTTCAACGGTGCAGGTGAGATCGTTTCTGTTATTGATCTTATCGGTGCTTACCCTAAGTCCTACACTAGAGGTGAGAAGAATTACTCAACTTCAGAGTTTGATACCATTGAGGTAAAATTCCGTTACGACTTCATCGAAGTTTACAATGGTGAGTACGAGACTCCTGAAGGATCTTCACTCTTGAATGCATTATCTCTTGGTGGCTTGAACCTCGCTCGCTGATATACTTTAACTGTAATAAAAGCCCAACCCAGCTTTCGTTGGGTTGGGCTTTTTTAATATAATA